TGCACTATTAATTTTCATGTTAACACTATTAGCTTTGTTTGGCGGACCTGCACATAGTAGAAACGAATATCTTAATGAGTATGGTGCAAGATGTGGAGATTTTGAAACAAGAATTACTCAAAGTGTAGGTGAAGATCAACAGCTACAAGCATTGGATCGTAATTTTAATAATGGTAGTCGTTATTTATCTCTTACTTACAGAAAATATCTAGGTGTAGATTGTAAGACTATAAAAGAAAATGTAGATCTTAAACAACAATTAGAGTTGATGAAGATGTGTGGTAGAGTTAATAATAATCCTAGTCTTGCATACAACGAAAACTTTAGATTATTGGTATCTAAATGTAGAGGTGTTACTCCAACAGAAATAAATAACAGACCAGATAATTCTGGAAGTGCCTGGGATGGTTTAAAAAATGACTACAAAAAAGAAAACCCAGACATAAAATTAATGGGCGATAAATTTATAGGGCCTAAAAATGAACAGAAAAACTAACACAGTACTAATAGGATTACTGGGTACAGTACTTATGGGCCTTAGTACGTGGGTAATTATCACCCTCGTAGAACTTCAGGTTTTAGTAATGATGATCCAGCAAGAGCTGTTTGACCTTGACAAAGTTATTGGGAGAATATATCAACATATGGACCGATTATCACAACGATGATGCAGCTTTCAAAACATTTTACATTAGAAGAGATGACACGCTCAATGGTAGCGTCACGTAAAGGTATAGATAATACTCCGGGGCCTGGAGAAATAAAAAATTTAGGGGATTTATGTTATGTAGTCCTTGAACCAATACGTGCACATTTTGACAGACCAGTTTCAGTATCTAGCGGATACCGCTCAGAGTCGCTTTGCGAAGCGATTGGCAGCAAAAAGACATCGCAGCATGCGAAGGGCCAGGCCGTCGATTTCGAACTAAATGGCGTGCCCAACATTAAAGTAGCTTACTGGTTGACTAACAACGTAGACTTTGATCAATGCATTCTCGAGTACTATAAACCCGACGATGGACAAGCGGGATGGATACATGTATCTTACCATGAAGAGGGTGCTAATAGAAAACAGATTCTTACCTTCGATGGTAAAAAATATACAGAAGGATTACCTGATATGAAATGGGAAGGCGGAAAAGTTGTCGGATAAAAAAAATTTAATGAAAGCATTTAGTAACATCGATACTGTTACTGGTCATTGTAGTTATTGTAAAAATGAAACTCTATTAGTTGCAATTGTATCGGACTATTATAGATGCACAGATTGTGGATCAGATACAAGACAACACATAAATGGAAGTATAAGTTATTTAAGATTAAAAGCAGAAGATATTAAATATATAAAAGAGAATGGCCAAACAGAACTTTAGTAACTATACGCCTAGGGACAAACCTAAGAAGCGGCCTGGAAGACATAAAAAATCGCTCTCAAAATCTGAAAAATTAAATAATAGACATAAGAAATATAACGGACAAGGTCGGTGATTAAAATAGTTTTATTTATGGTTTTATGTAGCGGGATTGCAAATAATCAATGCAAAGTTATACCCACACCAACAGTATTGTTTGATGACTACAGTAGTTGTATAGTCTATGGTTATCAATACTCACACACATTGATGGCAGGTTTTGATCCTGAGTGGACAAACAGCATGGAAGCTTACACTAAGTTTTCTTGTAAAGCGGATAAAATTATTTAATTTATGGTAAAAACATTAATATTATTAATACTTTTGTTTGATGGAACATTAGTAAAGAAAGAAATAAAGTTCTCACCTTCAGTATCTTTAAAAGAATGTTATACACAAGCTCGAGCTCATAGAGATTCTATAGCAAAATACATTGGTCCTGAAATAAAAGGCAGCAATCAAGGGTGGTATTTACTTGATAATACAGGGACTTATCACGGTTTTATTTGTGAATAAGGTGCTTGACATTAAAAGGAATATTTTGTAGGATAACCTAATAATAAACAAAAGAAAGGTTATAAACAAATGACAGACTTTAATAAATATAAAAACATATCTATTAAAAACGATACGTACTCGAAAATAGACAGAATTAGAAAAGTAATTGTGCCTGATGATCCAAATGTTTCAAGAGCACAAGTAGTTACGATTCTAGTAAACAAGGAAGTCAAGAAGTTAAATGGAAAACTGAAGGACTAATTAATAACAACCCAATACAGGAGGAAAGAAATGCGATACACGTTAATAAAAAGATCAAAGTACATGGCTCAAGTAGTAAAAGAAGCAGACTCTATATCTCAAATTATGAAATATAAAGTTGCTAGTGAAATGATGGAAGACAATCAAGATGATGTTTTACCATTACTTCATACCTTTGAGATACTAATCAACATAGATCAAGTTAGTGATTATATGTTTAGTGCTGAAGAAGATAAGAAAAAAGAATCTTTAGCTGATCATGTAAGGGACGAACAAAAAGAGGGTAATTAATATGAAGCCGGGATTTATTATTTGTCCAGAGTGTAAGGGAAATGGTTTTACCAGAATACCTTACACCCAGGCTAAGGAAGAAGTTCATGTACAATGCACTGAATGTAATTCTCAAGGAGAAATAAAAGTAGGTGATAAACTAACGCCGGAAAAACTAAGAGAAAAAGGAATGTTATAATGATTAAAGGTGATAGCACAGAATACAATCTACTAGAAAAATGGACCAAGAACTTTGACTGTCAAGGTTTTATGACAGCAGAGATTGGAGTTCGTGAAGGTATGGGATCTAAAATCATGATGGATAATTTAAAAAATATTTATTTACATGTAGGTATAGATCCTTACGGCAATTTAAAATACCAACACTACGACAACACAGATTCTTATCAATGCGATTACACAGATCAAATGCGTGATCAGCTTTTAAAAGATATGGTTTCTTATCAAGGAAAGTTTAGATTGTATAATGACACGGATACAAACTTCATGAACGACCATGAGTTTACTGAGTCTAAATATTCTTTTGTTCATTTCGATGGTCCTCACATGACTAAAGATGTAATGACTGAGTGTATTTGGTTTGCTAACAGAACGGCTCCTGTTGCTAGATTTGTTTTCGATGACTTTCCTAAATACAATATGCAACTCATTAGAGATTGCTTAAAGTTATATGGATTTAAAATCATGGACCAAGGACAAAATAAAATTTGTCTGGAGAAAGATGGGCTATAAAAATCCTCATGATCCTAGACGACTAGTTAAGGATTTTAATTATATGAATACGGAACGTGGATATGTAACTAGAATGATCTCTACTAAGTTTAAACCTTCTTACGTTAAGTATGGTGGGCATATACCTGCTCCAAGTATAGATAAAATGGAAGTGTGGCGTTTGTATATGAATCATATTGTTAAGATGAAAGAAAAATTTCCTGAGTCTAATGGAAGAATCTGTGCATACTGTGAGCAACCTTTTACTTTTATAACTAGAATGGGAACTAGAGGTAAAGGTTATCAAGGTCGTAAGGGTCAACATAAAACAAATGTATCTATTGATAGATGGGATCCAAGATTGACCTATCAAGCCAATAATATTATATTTAGTTGTGTAGATTGTAATGATAAAAAAAGAAATAGTAACCCGAATGATTGGGTTAACTACATAAGAGTAGGAAAAGAAAAAATAGATGATTAAATTAATAATTTTAATATTGTTGTTAAGTGGCTGCGCTAAAGATTTAGATGTTAACCCTTGGTCAACAGTTTTAAAACACACGTTTAAACAAATAAATAAAGGAGAATAAATGAATATAATCAATGAGTTAAGATTTAAATTAGAAATAATGTGGATAGATCACTCACGAAAAATAAGTTTCGTTTTAGGATTTATACTAGGGATGTGGTTGATATGGTAAAGTGGAATAAAAAATTTCATTACCCTAAAACTTCTAGAACTATTATAGATGAAAAAAGACACTACTTAGTTGGAGAAGAAAAATTACCGAGTGTAACTAGTATACTTAAAGCGACTGAATCTGCTGATAAAAAAGCTGGATTAAAAACCTGGAGAGAAAAAGTAGGTTCTGAAGTGGCTGATAAAATTACTAAGGACGCGGCCCATAGGGGTACTACCATGCACAATATACTCGAACATTACTTCGAGGATAAGTTTATAATTGATATGACTGAGACAGGTCTACATGCCATGAAGATGGCAAAAATAATCGTGGACCAGGGATTGACTGGTAAGTTAGATGAATTGTGGTGTAGTGAAGGAACCGTATTTTATCCTGACATGTACGCAGGTGCAACCGATGGCGCTGGAGTTTACGATGGTAAAGAGGCAATCATTGACTTTAAACAATCTAATAAACCTAAAAAGAAAGAATGGATTACAGATTATTATTTACAGTTAGCCGCTTATGCTATTGCCCATAATCAAATTTATGGAACTAATATTCAGTTTGGAATTATTCTAATGTGTACAAAAGATTTTTTATACCAAGAGTTTCGCGTAGAAGGCGAAGAATTCAAACATTATGCGAACGAATGGTGGACAAGAGTAGGGCAGTATTACAGAGAGAAAAAAGAATTTCAGGATCTGATTGACAGGAATGGATTTTAAATATAGGATATTATGGTATGAGTAAATTAAAATTAAATGTAAGTCTTGTTCTAGACAGTTTTACTGAAAAAGATTGGATGGATACAAAAAGAAAAATGGAAAAAAATTGTCCTGAAATGGAGATTGAAAATATGACTTTAGATGAATTCAAAGAATTTTCTGAATTTGTTAGTTCTCCTTTAGATAAAATAATTGAAAAAGTAGAGGCAGGAGAATATAATTCATCACTAAGAAAAATAGGGAGAACACTACATTAATGAATCCTAATAAAAAAAAGTTCAATGATGGCCTAAAAAAGGCAAGAGATTGGGATGGTAAATCTAGACCTTCTGACGATAATTATAGAAAACGTTGGAATGAAATATTTGGTAAAAAAGAAAACGATGAATTGGCAGATTCGTATAAACAAAGTAAGTTAAATAAAAAAGAAAGGAAGGAAGAAAATGATGATAAGTAGAATGATATGGAAGGGTAAAGCAAAAGATTATCCTGGCGCTAAGGCTGTAAAGGAGACGAATGAGGCCCTAAAAGACTCTCACAAGGGTGTTACTGTATGTAAAGCAAAAGACTGTAATAATGAGTTATATGGCTGGACAAGTATTATAAATAAAAAATATTGCATGGACTGTTGCTAAAATATCACATCTGTGTCTAAAATATCACATTTGTGTCTAAAATAAGGCAGTTTTTTATGTATAGACTTTATTTGCCAGAAAAGTTTTTTTGTTTTTCAATTTCCAGATCGTGGTTACAATGGTTACAATCGGTTTTGAAACACTATTATTCTTTAATACCAACACTAATAGACGATAATTTTGTAACAAAATCGTGTTACAATGTGGTTACAGTGGTTACAAAATACTATTATTGGCTAATATCAACACTTCTAGCAAACCCGTACGCGCACATAAGAAATGTTTTTTTATAAAAAAGTTTCCTAGAAAAAAAACCTATACATTGTAATATGTGTGTATGAAAAAAAAGAGAACTAAAAACAGAAAGACTATTCCTCTTAACACTAAATCTTTAGGTGATGACATTGCTGCATATCCATTTGTAGAAATAAGATGGCTTGATATTGAAGGTGATGCTGGTTGGAGCAATACAAACGATTTAAAAAAAGAAAAGTTGCCTACATGTGTATCTAAAGGTTATTTACTTAGCCAAAGTAAAGGGATCACTAGAATATTTTCAGATTATATATTGAGTAAAGATAAACCTACTTTTGAAACAATTGGTAATACTTGTATAATTCCTACCGCAGTAATACAGTCTATTAAAAAAATTATTCTTTAATTTCTTCAGCTTCTACTACTTCTGCACTGCTATCAAATATAGGTTTGTAATTTTTTAGAGCTGTCTCTAATAATTTATCCAGCTCAGATTCTTCTAATTTATCTAGATCTTTATGTAGGTGTAAGTGGTTATTATTTTGGAATCCAGCTGCTTTTCCTCTAGCTATTTCCATATTTCCTGCAGCACTCCAGGCCTTATTAACACGAGCTTCATCTCTAATTTTGCCGAGCTCTGCTAAATGTTTCTCATAAGAAATATCGTATTTTTTTAATTTCTCTGCTCTGAGTCTTCCGATATATTGACTGACTAAAGGATACAAAGAAGGGTTCTGTAATTTACTTGCTGATACATAAGCCGAGTTAGGATCATATCCAGCTTCAATAGCACACTCACTATCAGTCTGTCTGCCTTCTTGCGTCACTAATAGATTGGCAAATTTAATTTGTTTTTCTGTAAGTCTTTTTGGTAAACCCATAACTTGCAATATAATATAATTTAGGTATATATTCAAGTTACAATGGTTACAGGAAAGATGTTTAGAATGGCGCTGGATAAGTTTTTAAAGTCTCCAGTAGCTCAGGAAGCAAGAGTTCAAATCTGTATGCCCGACGGTCAAATGTATGACATCAAAGATATTAAGTTGATGGAAAACAAACTGTTTGGAGTGCGGGAGACTCATCGATTGGTCCTAACTACCTATAAGTCCAAATGGAAAATGGGTGAAGTTATGAAGAAAATTGATTAGCTTGAATACACATCACTTAGCCTGAAAAATGATTAAAAAAGAGACTAAGTTTTGGCATGAAATTAAAGCGTTCAATATTAAAAATAATTGCAAATTATCATTTACACGCGTGGAAAATAGTGCTGCACATGGCACTCCTGATCTATTGGTGTGTAATAATTCTGGGCACTTTTTCACTATAGAGTTAAAGCTAAGATTGGCTAAAAATTTTCGGTTTTCTCCTCACCAAATTGGTTTCCATTTACGACATCCGCACAATACTTTCATCATGGCCAAGGCCCTCGATCCTTTGGCCATAAAACTTTATGAAGGATCCAAGATCCAAGATCTTGTGACCGGTTCTGCCGAACCTGTGGCCACGGGCCTGGAGTCAAGCTTTAAATTTCTACAAAAAGTTTAACGTCCTACAATATCCTATGTCCAAGGTCAATGGACAAAGTGTCGCAGAACAGAGAAGAGCATGTGGGCGGGACCCACCCTTTTTTTTTCACGTGAAACGAGAACCTTGTGGTCTGACTTGTGGGCCGTGGATCTTGGCTTGTCGGCTTGTGGACTATGGTGCGTGCTTGTGGGCGGGACCCACCCTTATTTTTTATTTCTGCTTGAGGGCTGGTGGAATACTACCAGCCCTCTTGTTCCTTGTTAGGAATTTTTCACACTTGCGGACGTAGGACTTTGATAAGTCCTTATGATTGCAAATGAAATAATTTAATAAATTATTATGCTTAGATCTAATGCTTGCCATAACTAATATTTTTAATTTTTGGGTTCCAGCATTTTCTACAATCTAAACATTGGCCGCCTTGCGATGGTGCCGGGCAGCTGGCTTTTTTTGTTACTACCGTTGAAGTGTTAGGCCAGCTTTTAACGCTGCCCTGATCAATCATACTTGAAGATAATCTAATTACTAGATTTGCGGGCTTGTCCTTCAAATGGTGTTTAATCCAGGCTTCTTTAGTTGGCATCCAATGCTTAACAGTTGGCGTTTGTTTACATACTTCAAAAATTTTTTGAAGGTGTTCCAGGCTCTGAACATCGCCTGAATCGTGCCATCTAAAAACCTTAGATTTTTTTGAATTGATTAACGTGGACATTGCTGCAACCCATAATTTATCTTTAATGGCCTTCAGTCTTCTATACTGAGCATCTTGAACAACTTTAAAAACATAACAACCTTTTAAAGCGTAGCAAGTACTGCAAACTGATCCAGGTATTAATCGAAGTTTGGATCCGGTGTTACATTCTTTGGCCGGTATACCAATTGCCCATCCGGGCATCTTGCCCGGCTTGCTTAAGCCGCCTACTATTTGCCAGGCTTTTTTGGTATTCATATACTTAGGATTACCTGCGGGCCATCCTGTAGGATGGCAGCTATCTTTTATTTTTTTTATCATATGTATCTTATATAGGATATTATGGCACAAGATGCAAGGGCCGCGATCAAAATAAAAAGAAATAAACTTCTTGACATATCCTACAATATCCTTTACACTTGGACGGCGGCTGGGGATGGTGGTATATATTACAGAGAAGAGCTTGTGGGCGGGACCCACCCGAGAA